TAAGGAATTTCGCCCACTATTCCTGTGGGTTCTCTAACGAAAGTTATTCCGCTGGGCTGTGCAACTTCTGCTCTACCAAGAAACCTAAGCTCTATTCCGCCTGAGGGCCACATCTGCCCTTTTTCGGTGTTCATTAAAAGGTTTAGCTTGTTCAAAAATGTTCCGGAATAAGTTGAAGCTGAAGCTATTGAGTTAGTATTTGAACCTGTTACCGCTGGAATAATTGACTGGTTAAATGTTCCGCTAGGAAGAATTGCTTGATCTCCTGTCAAGCCTTGTGGGAACACAAAACTATCTAAAGTAAATTTGCCGACTTGAGAAATAGGGTCGGAACAAGTCACCGTCGCAGTTGATACACCCTGATCTATACCAGGTGAATCTTGAAAAGTAATACCTGAAATTCGACCAGAAATAAAGTATTGCAAATCCTCAAAGAAAATTGCAAAGTATCTCCCTCGTACAAGTTGAGCTACTTCGTCGTTATTGTTTTCAATAGTGATCTGGTAGGTCGTTCCGTTGTACTGGTCTAAATAGTATTTTCTTGCAACATCACCAGAAAATGAAAATACCTTACCGACATACTCAAAATTACTTAACGTAGGCCAAGGGTCCCAGTATTCAATATAAAATTTCCAACTTTCGGAACTCATTGAATACCAACCGGAAGCGGTCCTGTGTTTCGTGTGTACTGCTGCAATGCTCTAACAATTGCGTTGGGGTCGCCACCGTTGACGTTGACCGTGATCGTGTTGCCACCCATACCCATGCCGCCGGCACGGTTTAACGGTATAACAGCTTCAGGGCCACGTTCACCAATCATCGCCAAAGTGGGACTGGTAACAATGCCACCACTAGCCAGCATTGGAATATCTGGCATATCAAAAGTTTTGCCACCCAAACCCAATGGAACCCAACTTGGAATAGTGAAAGAAAACGCACCAATGGTGTTATTCCATAACCATGCAACAGCCTTAAAAGCTGCTTTAAACGGTGCGGTGATGACATTGGCAACAAACCCCATATAGGCTTTAATACTGTCGTAAATAATGCCAAAGGCGTTCATTATTTGGTCTTTAAAATAGAGCACGGCCCCAACAGCAATACCGGCAGGGCCAAACAGCCCAAGCAATAAAGGTCTAAACTGCTCAAACTTAACAAACACAATCGCTGCGCCTGTTGCTATTGCACCGAAACCTAGAACCATTGCGCCTAGCGGGTTGAGTGCCATAGCAATGTTCATGGCAACAATCGAAGCCGTAAGACCAATAATGGCAGCACCCGCAATTTTTACCAGGTCAGGGTTTTCTTGCGCCCATGTTGCAAACTTCATTAGGTACGGCATGAGTGCTTGTAAAGCAGGCATAACAGCGGCACCAATGGATTCTTTTAATTCACCCATTTGTATGTTCAGGTTTTTCATTTGGCCTGAAGTAGTGTTAGCAGCAACTGAAGCCTGGTCTTCAAAGGTTTTGCCTAAAGCAGCAAACACTTCGTCAGTTGAAGCACCGCTTTTAATTAGTTCAGCTAGTGCTGGGTCTAACTTTTTGAGTGCCGTAAAGTTGCCGTTAAATGCTTTTGAAAGGGCGTCTGATACTGAGCCAAGGTCTTTGCCTGTACCAGCAGAAATGTCTAGCGCCAGGCTAAGTAAGTCTTGTGCTTTAGTAACGTCTTTGGTGCCTCGTACAAGTTTGTCTAACGCTGGCCGTAGGTCGTCATCGGATACAGCTGCCGCTTTAGACGTCATTGTTATAAACTCTTCGACTGACTTGACCTGTGCGTCAGTGGCACCCGTAGTGTTTTTAAGGCTGGTAGCCAATTTTTGTGCTGCAGCGTCATCTTCAGCAAACGCTTTGGCTGCGTCAAAAGCAAAAGCGCCCATAGCTGCCAGGGCAAGGCCTGCTGGTACTGCTGCCTTTTTAATGGCAAACGCTGCACGTTGGCCGTTAGTTTCTAGTTTCTTAAATTCCCTAATGGCTTTGTCAATGCCTTTGCTGTTAAAATCAGAAATAATGGGAATGGAAATAGCCATTAGATAACCTTCAAATTCTTGTTAACTTCGGCCATAACGTCATCAACAACCTTTTGAACATTGGCGCTAATATCACTAATCTTTGTTTCAAAGACCGGCCAGATAACACGGCTGGCAGACCGCCCAAACTTTGTACTAAACGCTGTGCCTAGTGGGTTTGAGTTGGCACGGCCCGCAATGTCAAAGATTGCGGCAGCAGGGTTTTTTTGCATGACCGAAAAAGCGGCCCCAGCCTTTTTGTTGTTGACACGCAAGCTGACGCCTCGAATGGCGTTAGCGGCTGTCAACGGGAAGATTTGGCGGCCCTCGTCAGACCAGCTGCGTTTTGTGCCACTAGGAAAACGGTTGTCGTCATACTGCGACTTCATGGCCTCGGTCATGGGCTTAGCGATTTCTTTCATGTTTGCCACGTACGTTTTGCGAAAGCCAGGCTCAACCTTATTTAAATATTTGACAGCCTCTTTGACACCATCAACCTGAATAGTCAAATTTGCGGCCATGGCTACTTTCTGCTTTCGTTAATGACCTTAATTACTGTTGTCAGGTCGTTAACGTCAAACTCTACTTCAGGCGGCCACCACCCTGTCGCTGCTAGCAGTTGCGCTAAAGCGTTTCGGTAGGTGCCGCTACGGTAGGGCGGTCAGGTTCATCACTAACAACCTCTAGCAAAACCAGTTTCTTAATAAAGTCGTCTAAAACAATTGGCACTACAACGTTGTGTTGCTGGCATGCCTGGTGGGCTAAATACGCTAAATCTTCTATGCCGATACCGCTGGCCATGTCTGACGCTTTGCGTTTAAATTTTCGTTCCCACGAAACAATCGTAAAAAGGTTTGTGCTTACTTCGACTGGTCCGTCGCCCTGGTCAACTCTAAGGGTTAATTGCATGTCGGGTTCCTTTACTGTTGTAGTTGGTTAAATCAGGACACAGCAGTGGTAAATACGCCACCCTTAAAAGTAATGTCAATTTCTGATAATTCACCGTATGCAGCGTCAATTACTGGCAATGCTTCCAAGTATGTGCCGGTCAAAACAAAAGATGGGTTGGTGGCGCTAGTGGCAGACGAAGTTGGTTTGACTGAAACTGTGGTAGCTGTGCCAACCAAAGTTGCCAAAGTGGCGTAAGTTTCGCTGGCGGCATAACTCATTAGCAGTGTCACGGTCAATTCGTGGTCACCTAAACCAGCTGTGTAAACACGGCTGCTGGAACCAAAAGCGGTTGATTCAAGGGCGTCAAATTTGACCGTAAAGGTTGCACTACGGCACTGGTCTTGTAAATCCACGCTGTTGATGGTGCATGTTGCGTTGCTTAGGTAAGTGGTTGTGGCCATTTTGGGTCAATCCTTTTTTGGTAGTGCTTTAGTTTTAGCAGATTTTGGGTCATCGCTGTCGCTGGCTAGTTCATCAGATTTGATAAACCCGTGGGCTAGTAACGCTTCAATGTTTGTGCCGGCGTCCGGCACAAATTCTGTGCCTACTGTCCCAACTCGACTGCTAAGTATTGTGTATTTCATGGTCACCCTGTCTGTGCTTGTACGTCAATAGATAGGTCGTAAGCAGCAAAGGTTTGGCCGCCAATAGGCAGGTAACCAGGTCGCCCAGATTTCACTGCCACATTCTTTGCTAGGACCTCAGCACACATGCTTAAAACGTTGCGTAAGCCGTCTAAATTGCCTGGCCCTAGTGTTACTACTTTTACCGAAAAATTCATGGTGACGATGTTGTAGTTGAAGCAGTCAAAGCTGGGGGCGTCAATAAATACGCAAGGCGGGTTAATTTTTTCGGGGTCAAAAACAACCCGTGAACCTGTGATAGTTGCCAATGTTGCTGCCAGGTCGTCTATGGCCTCATTAAACAGGTCGGTGTAGACGGTCATTAGGCAACCGCTGGCCGTGGGATACCGGCTAACTGTTTGATGAGTGGCGACAGGCCCGACGCTACAGCGGTACCCATGTCGCTAAAACTGGCAAATGTGTCTATGGCGCCACGTTGTCGATATAGGGCGCCGGCATACATTGTGGTTGCCAGCGTTACTTGTGTGCCTGGTGAAGTAGCCAGGGCGTCTGTATAGCCTGATTCTTGACGTCGAAGATACATAAAGTTGTTTGCTGCATTGGCGCATTGTGTCAAAAAGGCTGTTTCGTCTGCGCCTGCTAACGCAATGCCCAGCCAAGTGCTAACAGCTGCGCCGTTTATCCAAGTGCAGGTTTGCGTGTGTGTCAGTGTGCCTTGCGGTATGACTGCGTAACGGGTTGTGTCTGTGCCGGCCACATAGTAAAGCACCTGGTTAGGTATCGGCACGTTGTAATCAAAAAGCAAATTGCCTTCAGTGTTTACACCAATAAATTCGTATTGGGGCATAGCGTAAACAGTTTTGGTGCCGTTGAACGTTGCCGAAACGCTAGCGACAACAATGCTTTCGCCAGCCTGTATTTCAGGGTTTGTCAGTGTTTGCACTACTGCATAGTTGTCTAGCAGTTGGGCAAAGATGATTTGGTATACAGCCATGGGCGGCTAACCGCCTTTCGACTATGCCTGGGTGATCTTTTGAATCATTGAACCGTTAGCTTTGAAGGTACAGAAATATCCGTGTGTGGATACGGCACGGGTCAAAGTGGTAGGCGAGTCAAGCGACATAATGCCTTTCCAATCTTCGTAAATTTCAAAGCCAATGTCTTTCATAATGACCATGGTTTTAGCGGCAAAGTTGTTGTCAACAACAAGCTTTAAGCCCAACGGGCCCTGGTCGTTACGGTTTGCGTCAGTACTAAGTGACGTTGCGTTACCGACACCAACAGCGTTTTGACCGGACAAGCCGCCGCCAAGGTTTCCAAACAAAGGTCGAGTAGTCGTATCAGCAAGCTGCATAATCAAACTGTATGTGGCAGGGTCAACAAACATGTGGGTAGGCAACATGTTGGTGGCCGCCAAAGTTACTACAGCGGCGTCGTAGATTGA